TATAGGTTCCTAGAACGGCCATATTAAACGAAAAAGCCAACGCTTATGCAGCGTTGGCTAGTCCTCCTATCATTAAGTTAGTGTCGCCCTGGACTGCATTCATGCTGCTGTTACCAGAGCGCAAAGAACGAAGGATGGAGGCAGAAGTAGTCTGAGAAATCAGACGCACGGCAGGCTTAACAACCTGCAAAATCGCACGGACTAGAGCAGTGCCCATTTGGACCGCTGCTGTCGCTACCTCTGCCTCCACCCTAACGTTCATTTAATTAACCCACCGTGATGCGGAAAATACCTGTCGCATCCCAAGTGATTGTAAACGAACCGTTGGTTGAAGACTGGTCGGAACCAAAGTCAACATAACCAAGAAGCGGACTCGTTGCGGCTGTACCTGTGTCGTCGTACACAACTGCGTAGCGAGCCGTGATGGTGCTGTTGGCCCATGCCACGTCATTAGCATCAAGCATGATGACGTTGTTAGCAGCGTCATAGGTGACGGTCTTACCGGCCAGCGTGATTCCACCAGCGGTGTAGCCCGTTCCTGTAACCTCGCCTGTTACATCAGAACGGTAAACGTGCGTGTCCTGATTTGGCACATATGTAGACCCGACTAGTAACACCTTGATAGCGTCAGTGTCGTAGTCGATTTCCTTGTTCAGAGCCTTGCTCAGCATCTGACCGTACATCTTGCTAGCCATTAGTCAGACCCCCTTATACCGTCGCCGCAGCGGTAAGTTCTACGACTCTCGCAGAGGTTGCGTCCGCTAGGACAAAGCCTCGACGGGCACGCATCTTTAGTTCTACGTGGTCCGTCGCCCACTGAGGCTGGTCGGATACCTGAGACTCAGGGCCGGAACGCTGACCAACGATAAGACCCGACTTGTTAGCAATAACAAGCAATGGGTTACCAGTTGGAGAGTCCGTGTAGGCGGCTGAGGTACGGGCACCGTAAGAGAAGCGAAGTTCGTGACCGAAGACGGTAGGAACTCCTGCACCAAGAACACCCGCTGTGTCAACCACGCGGTCACCAGAGGCGTCCTTTAGGTTGCGAAGGCTCATCTTGAATGCTGGGTGAGCAATGATGACCAAACCGCCCTTGCGGTTCGTCTCCATGTCTCCCACAACGTCAACCAAGTCCTCATAGGTCAAGGTTCCTGCTGTGGCTAGACGACGGGTAGCGCCAACGGTGCGGTAAACGGACTCAAACGGTCCACCTACGCCTGTGACACCAAGAGCGGCGTTGTCTAGGGTGATGGCAAAGTTGGACAGCCACTCACGCTTGTAGGCGTTAAGAGCGTCCACTACTGCATCCTGCTCGTCCTCGACGCTGATAGCGAAGCGGTCAGCGAACTTGTGAGCGGTAAGGACAACCTCGTCTAGCGTGGCGTCCTTGATTGGAATAACTGCGTGCTCTGGAACCACGTCAACACCATTAGCGGTGAAGCGAGGAACAGACACGGTGCGAGAAGTCATGTTGACCTTGCGGGCAACGCTCTCGACTGCTGATACCTCTACGTCTCGTAGAAGTGCCTCGTTGAAGGATGGCTCTGGAATCCAGCCATTTACTTCACTGAGGTTTGTAAAATCTGCCATAAGTTTATATTCTCCTTTTCGGGTTTAGTGTGTGATTGGCACTCCTTCGTTCTGGCTTGGGTGTCCACCCAAGCATGATTGATAGTTAGTGCGAACCACACTCCGAACGTCCGTAAGGGTGTGGTCCTTGCACCTTCTATATTACATTGTTAGTGTTCTAATGGCAAATTACTTGCTACCACCGAAGATTCTGGCAACCTGAGCCTGTGTACCGTCCATCTTTGTCTTAGGGTCACCTTCTGCAAAGAAGTCACCTTCTCCTGCAACCCGCCTTTTTGCGTCAAAGAGTTCAGGCCACTCTGTCTTGGCGTTCTTAAGGTTGTCATCGAAGCCAACAAGGTTGTCATCGTCGTCTAGGTCAACGTTCTCCATAGACATAACCTTCATAAGACGGGACGTATCCTTAACCCCGGCCTTATCTAGAGCAGACTTGACGTGGGCGTGTACTGCCCTCTGCTTCCACAGGGCTACGCCGCTGTCTCCCTCTAGTTCTGTGACCCGCTGCTGAAACGCGTCACGTTCTGTACGGAACTTCTTTGCTTCACGCTGCGCTTCGCGCAACGCCTTCAAAACTGCTTCTGAGTTCTGAATTTCTACCTCTGTGGTGTCCTGCGTGTCCTCGCTCATTATTCTGTACTCTCCTTAGGTGTTGTTTCATCTGCGCTTTCATTTACCCTGACCTGGGGTGCGCGACTGTAGTAAAGGCCCGCTGCTGCCTCTGCTGTTCTTTCGGCCATAATCTTTATAATCTGCGTGTCGGCGTATCCACCTTCACGAAGAGCCTGCTGGTGGGACAAGCCCGCGTTAATCTTCTTCAAAGCAACGTCCCAACGCTCTAGTTCGTCAAGGGACTCAACTTCCTTCCAGAACACGTCAACGTCTCCATTGATGCCTTCTACCTTCAAGACGAACCGGAAAATCTCTCTCCATGTCGAACCAAAGGAAGCCTGTCGGTCACGTACTTTCTTTAGTAGCGGGGCTTCTGCTGTACGCAGGGCATTACCGCTGGGCATGTTGGCACGCTCAAAGTAGTGAAGCGGGGTGCTGGTTAGAGAAGCCATGCTGCGGACGATGGCCATAATTGGCTTCCAGAACGTGTCTGCGTCTGCTGGCGTGAACTGACCTACCTGGCTGACACCCTTTAGGTACCAGAGTTCACCAGGGCCATTCTTCAAAGAGCCGATGTTCTCGCGGTCTGTGTCGCTCTCATCAAAGTCACTAATCTCTGAGTCACCAGCCACTGACAGGGCGTATCTTTGTGGCGCGCCCTGGTAGTCAACAGTGAACATGTTTGTGATGAACAACTTGTTGATGGCGTTCTGTGCGTCATAGGCGTCCTTGTGCTCTGGACGACCAAAGGGACGCTGTGTACGGAAGTGAAAGACTGGGACTTCATTCCAAGGATTCTCAACAGAACCCGCCGAACTCCACTGCGTTCCCTCTGTTAACTCTGCTGTGTTGGCTACGTACTTGCGAATCTCCGTAGCCGTGTAGATGTTGAGCCTGTGCGTCTGCTCGTCCTGACGCCACACCTTGACTGCGTACAACTTCTTACGCGGGTTTTCAGGGTCGTAGACAAGCCTCATGGTGGTGGGGCTGTTGTAGGACACCTGTAGCGTGCCGTCCTCCCCTGGCCATACGGCTGCGTAGCAGTCTCCGTAGGTCAGAGCCTTGCGGTGAATCTCCTGCGCCTCTAGACCTAACTCGTTGTGCTGCCACACGCGGTTGACTGCTGTGGTGGCTGCCTGAGTGCTGCCAATGATGTTGGCTAGTTCTAGACGGTCATTCACAGCGTCAATGACTGGACGGCAGAAGTTGAGGTGTCCTGCCTCACCCGTGGTGCGAAGAGCACGACGCAAACGACGGGTAGCAAATACCTCTGGTACTTCGCCTTCGTAGTAAGCCTCTGCCTCCTGATAATCCTGGCGGCGGTTTGTGACCGCCTCGACTGCATCCTTCAATATTGTCATTGTATTCTTTTAGACCTCCATGTATCGAATTTGTTGGGCTGCCACGCGGGTACCCTGATTTGCCTTGAAATAGAGAACCCCTGACACGACAGCATCCAAAACGTCATCGTGGGGAACCTTGGGAAAAGCAAGCATCTGCTCTTCTAAAACAGCAAAGTGTCCAGTGTGCTTGACTTCACCCTTGCGGTAGAAGTCGTGAACCCTTGATGCTCTTACTTCTTTCTTTTCTGACTGTCTCTTAAGGCGCAAACGGCAAGACAGGTCTTTGAAAACCTGCTTCCATAGGTCACCGCCCTGGTTTGTCTCAACGAGGACTACTCCAACGCCGTAAACCTCAATGAGATGCTCTACGCGGGCACGTAGGGCTTCGCTGGTTAGTTTCACGCCTTCTGCATGACGTACGTAAATCTTCTTGTCCTCACCACGGCTCATCACAGCGAGGCCGGTGTAGTCAGAACGCTTGGCTGTGGTTACAGCAGGGTCAACAGACAGAATGGTGTTGCCCCAGTCCACTGCTGAGTCAATATCAATGTCAGCCTCTTCCCAATAGCCACCGTCCAAAGAAACCGGCTTGTTCATCATGTTCTTTGCGAAGGCTCTGGTGTGACGGTCCCCGTTAAGGTCGTCCATCGTCCAACGCTCGGGCCATAGAGACTGCTCGCTCCCCTGGTCGTCCTGCATGATGACTGGCCAGTAGTGAACGCTGATATTCTCGTCAATAACCCAGCGCAGTTCTACGTCTAGAGAGTCTCGGAAGTACTGAGGCTCACCCTCGTACTGCTTCTGCTGCTCCCCCACCTTGCGAATCTGGTCAATGATGCTGTTAGGCATGGTCGTAGTGCCCACGATGCCTACAACGGCCCAGTCGTTCAAAGGGAACAGGTCAGCCACCAGCGTTTCTAGACGCTTCTTGGCTTCAAAGGGGCTGTAGTTGGACTCTCCTGGCTCAATATCGTCAAAGAGCAGTACGTCAGGGCGCAACTGGCCCACCTTCATGCCCAAAGCAGAACTGTCAGCACCCTTGGACATAAACAGGAAGCCGTTGGCCTGCTGAATCTGAGAACGGTTGTTCATCAGAGTGCGGCCCTGGATGCCCCTACGCATTGGCTCACAGAACTCGGGGAAGTCCTCACGCAGCAGGTCGTTTGTCTCTAACTCCTGCTTAAAGGTCAACAGGTGCGTTTCTGCCTGCTGTCCTGAGTCAGAGAAGGCCGCAACGAAGTGCTTGTGGCCATGCGCTCCTGCCCACATGGGAAGCAGTAGGAAAACCCAGGTGGACTTGCCGGATTGGCGGGGTGCGATGAAGCAGGCCCGGTTTTCCTTACGACGGGTAGAAGGAATAGCCCAATGAGAAGCCCAAGAGAGTAAGTCCAAGTGGAAATCACAAAGGGACATGTCACCTGACGGGCCTTTGAGGTGGTGAGGGAAGTAGACTGCTGCAAAGAGCAGCGGGTCTTGCTCAGTGAGGATGCGTCGTCCCTCAGATGAAGCAAGTAGCCTAGGGTCTAAATCCTTTCGTAGTGCGTCTGTTAGTTCCATTGTTTATTATGATAGGTTAACCTGTGTTAAAAGGCCAACTTCCCTCCTCTCTCCTCTAATTTGATACTGCTATAACTTTCATTTTCTAGAAATATGCTTGTTGTGTAGACATATACATTTATCGCTGTCAAGTCTAGTTCTGAGATTTGAGAACTATCTCACACTCTTATTTCTGTCTGAGTTTTACCTGACTGCCATGCATGTAGTCACAAGCCTCTGACCTGCATGTTCTCTGTACTCTCTCTATCTCTAGGTCACATGAGGTCACAAAGAGTCTTCTAGCAACCCGGCCTTTTCTGCGTTGCGTGCCTTCTCACTGTGCAACAGCGCAAGAATCTCTAGGTCAGTGCCGTCCTTCTTGTGCGTCTCAGTGATGGTGGTTGCCTTGCCCTGTAGTGCTAGCCATGAGTTGACGAACTTCTGGTACGCCTCGCTGACCTTCTTTAACTCATCTGCATCTAAGTTTCCCGCTAGTAACTTCTGCTGTACTTCTGCAATGCCTTCCTCTGCAACGATGAGTGCATCGCTTGTCTCATAAAAGGTGTGAAAACGCTTCACTTCTGCCATCAAAGTGTCTACACTGGGCTTAACGCCCCTTGCTTCACACCAATCTCTTCCTGTAGGCCATGAGGGGTATCCCAACTGCTTGATAGCCCGCCCAATACCTATCTCCTGTGCTAGTGCTACGAACTCATTCTTCTGTGTGTCTGTGTACTCTTTCCCTGCCATATGTTTGCTTTACACACGTATGTTGTATGTGTTATATGTAAAATCCAATTGCGTCACCTGTCTCTAGAGACTGCAATCACTCTATTTCACATCTAGGTCTGTCTCATCAAGAATCTCATCCAAAGTAGGGGTCGTATCTCTCACCCCCATGCTACTCAACTTTGCTCTTACTTCTATGAACTTCTCTAGGAGTTTGTAGTACTTCTCTCTCCAAAGGTCTGATTCTTTCTCAGCCCGCGAAACTTCTGCTCGGAGAGTCTTTACTTCATCTCTTAATTCAGTTCTAAACTGTGTTGCTGAGTCATCTTTGTTTGAACTTCTTGTTACCCAAGCCTCAACACCCTTAAGTCCTGCTCCCCCAAACACTGCACCTATTAGTGCTAGCCATGCTTGGTTTCCTTCCCAACTCATTCATCACTGCTATGCCAGCCACACTCTTTTGTCTGCTTAGAGCAGGTAGGGCATTGGGTTGCTTCTATAACAACCCGGCAATTCTCACACCAGTAATAGTTAGTTGGTTCGACAGGACTCTTGGACATACTTTGCGCGTGTACCGCTTCACCTCCTTCTGACTAGTCCCCTAGTCGTTTATTATTAACTCCTAAGAAGACCCGGCTCTATTGGCGTAGAACCGGGTCATCTAAGAGGATGCGGTTAGCCTAACCGCTTAATGAGTAACAGGTAATCGCTAGAGAACCCGTTACCTCATTATCTCTTACAATGGTCCTATTGGCAAATCACTGTCTAACGTTGAAGCAAAGCCTTCAATGAAACCCCGCCATGTTGCGTTGCTCATGAGGAAGGACTCACCCTTGGGCAGGGTGAGCCTGACTCCCTTGGCTGTGAACTCCACATAGAACTTCTTAACTATCAAATTGTTAGTGACTTCAACTACTTCTCTGTAGTTAGGGGACGTCACGCCACACGTCCCCTTGCCTGACGTGCCTGGTTGACCTTGGTGTTGTAGCGGCTCAGGCAGGGCTTACACATGGAGCGGCTCTTGCCGTAGTAGTTGTCCCATTCCTTGTAATCCCGGCAGGCTGAGCAGACCTTGCCCTGGTCGTCCCTGCGTAGGTGCTGGTTCGAACGCAGTGGAGTGAGTGCCGCACCCCTGTACTGCTGCTGGTAGTGGCCCATGCACAGACCTAGGGCTTCTGCTGACTTCTCACATGGCTCATAGGAGCACCCAGTCTTTTTTCTAACGGGCTCTAACCCGTTCTGGGTATCTCCGGTAGGCCGATTGCTTAGAGAGGCTTCTAGCATTAAACCGCCACCTCCCCGAACGCGATGCCAGCAGCCCTCTGCGCGTAGGTTCCGTTCTCGTACTCCTGGCGGGCAATGACCCTGTACTGCTTCCACTGCTCTGCGTTGTAGGTCTGGTACTCCTTGGCCTGCTTCTCGTACTTGTTCATTAGTTCGTCTAGTTCGTCCACTTCTTCTACCTCTACCTTCTGAGCATCACGCTCTCTGTCTTGAATCCATTCCACATCCTCTACTAGGGCAAGAGGCGTTGGAACAACGCCGTCCTCTGTTAGAGAGAGCAAAGGGGAATCTGTACTAGTAATCACAAAGAGGGATGGGGACTGACTCTTTGGAAGACCTGGCGCGGGCGAAGCCGCGCTGTTCTTGTTCTTTGTAAGGTTTGTTGTAGTAAGGTTCTTGTTCTTTAATGTTCTAGTAACGTTTGTGGCTACTGGTTGTGCAACCTGGCCCTCCAGTTGTGCAACCTGAATGGCTGATTGTGCAACCTGGGTACTCTCATTGTGCAACCTAGGTGCTAGGTCGTCCTCCGAATCAACCTCGTTGTTGCACTCTGACTGTGCAACCACTTCTGGCGCGCCTAGGGAAAACTTAGTGACGTTGCCCTTTGCCTTGCCTTCTGGTAGTAGCCATCCTTTGTCCGTCAGTGTCTTAACGACCGTCCTGACGGTGTTTCTGTGCAGCCCTGCCTTGTCTGCTGCACCTAGGACGCTCAAAGTGATGCCTTCGCCTGTCTTCCAGTCTGCGTGAGCAGCGAAGGCCAGTGCCACCAACTTCTCTGTTGGCTGTAGGTCTGACTCCCAGACCCGCTTTTCATACTCTGACTTGCTAATCATTTGCTCCACTCTCCTTAGAAATAAAATAGCCCGTCAGCGCGGCGGCTAACGGGCTTGCAGGTTCTAAGTTGTTGGGCTACGCCTTAGTCTCCCCGTTTTGTCGCGTCGTTCTCGCTGATGTTTCTATTGTCTCACATTGTCTTGTCCATGTCAAACAAGGGGCACATAGCAAAACCCCCGCTGGAAGAGTCAGGGAACGAACCTGAACAGCGGGGGCTTGCGTCCGAATGATGTAACGGTTATGCGTTTATCTTAGCATGAGCGGGCCATTCTCGCAACATTCCTTTGTACTCACCCAGCGCACCTGCTTGACGTGACCTGAGTCTGGTTGCACACTCACTGTGCTTGCACAACCACTGTGCAACCACACGCTCAGGGAGAGTCATGGCCACAGTTGAGAAGCGCGAGCAGACGCCAGGGAGCGTCACGTACAGGGTCAGGTGGTGGGCTGACAGCAAGCAGCGGTCCAAAACCTTCGACAGGCACGACGAGGCACGCAGGTTCAAGGCGGTTCTAGAAGGTGACTTCGTAAACGGGACCTACTACGACCCTAAGAGTGGCCTCAGGACCGTCTCTAACTTTGCTACAGAGTGGTTCACCAGCGTCCACGACCTTCGGACAACCTCAAAAGAGCAGTTGCGGTCATCGGTTTGGGTCCACGTCCTGCCTGAGTTTGGTCATATGCCGCTTTCGGCAGTCACGCATACGCACACTCAGGCGTGGGCTAACCGTTTGTCCTCGCAAATGGCTGCCAGCAGTGTGCGCAAGCACGTCTTTGCACTCAGGCGCATCATGCAGGCTGCCAAAAGGGCGGGGTTCATCAAGGATAACCCTGCCAATGAGGTCAACCTCCCCGCAGCAAGCAAGGCAGAGCAGAGGTTCCTTAACAAAGCAGAGATTGACAGACTCTTGCTGGCTGTCCGTCCTCGCTACAAGGTAATGCTTCTGCTGGCTGCTTATGGCGGCTTTCGCTTTGGTGAGTTATGTGCGCTACGCCGTGCCTCTGTAGATGTGACAAAGAATACGGTCCGTGTCACTCAGACGTTGGTGGACGTAAACAACACTGTGACGTTTGGGCCTCCTAAGACCAAGAGTTCTGTCAGGACTGTGACACTGCCTCGCTCTGTGATGGCAGAACTGGAACACCACATGACAGAATTCGTTGGTGAGAACCCCGAATCTCTGCTCTTCACGTTTCAGAACGGCACAGCCATACGCCGCTCATGGTTCCGTCAGCGCGTCTGGCTCACCACTACCAACAAGGCCGGGTTGGAGGGACTGCGGTTCCATGACCTCAGGCATACCTTTGTGGCTCTCTGGGTGTCGCTTGGACGTAACGCCAAAGAAGTGTCTAAGGTAGCCGGGCACAGCAGCGTTGCGTTCACCCTTGACCGCTACGGACACCTGTACGACGTAGACGACGATGGTCTAACTGACCGTCTTGACCAGATGCTAGGAGCCTGACTTGCCGTACTTCGTGCTTAATGAAGCAGAGTTGTTCTCTCAGGCAGGAGTGAAGAAGCCCGGCATGTTTGGTAGCAAGAGCGACGCCCGCAAGCACGCCCTGAACTGGATGGAAGGGCACGACTGGGAGTTGTTGCAAGTGACGACCATCCACAGTGGCGAGACTGCCCAGCATGACTATTATTTCAAGCGTCCCGCAGGATTTGTGCCCCCCGAGCAGACGGAGCAGTAGACATGGCACGCAGAGAGATTTTCGTTGACGACCTTGACGGTAAGGAGGCTGACGACGTTGAGACGCGCCGGTTCTCCATCGGTCGTCAGGGCTACAGCATCGACCTGAGCAGCACCAACTACGAAGCGTTCTTGAAGGACGTGGACAAGTACGTCTCTGTTGCCACCAAGGAAGAAGCCCCCAGCAGGGCTGTAACAGGCCCCAGGCCCGCCAGGACTGCCAGGACTGCCACCACCACGGGTGAGCCGTCCAGGGCCTCTCAGATTCGGGCCTGGGCTGCCTCTGAGGGCATCGCTGTTGCAGAGCGTGGACGTATCCACAAGGACGTGGTGGAGAAGTACGACTACGCGATGGAGGCGGACAAAAAGTGAAGACCTACATCCTGACCTTGGGCGAGATTGCCGCGACGATGCAGAAGGCCGGTTGGGGCGACGAGGGTTGGACGCCTGGCCGCTTGGCGTCTGAGTTCATCAACAAGCAGAACCTAGAAGTGGTGTCTGTTGGCTTCGACCCGCAGGGCTTCCCGGCCACCTTCGTCCTGCGTGGTGAGGGAGCCAGCATCCTGCGGTGGTAGGTCACACCAGGCCACACGACGAAGGGACTGCCCCTCAGAGAGAGACAGTCCCTACGCTCAGACGGTCGGGCTGACAGGATTTGAACCTGCGACCCCTTGACCCCCAGTGCGGCAAGCCGCCTCGCTTCGCTCGTCAAGTGCGCTGGTCAAAGCCATATGTATGAACCAGCCACACCTATCTAGGTCACAGCAGGCCACGAGTGCCCTCCCCTAGCAGCGTCTAGGGGAGGGCGTTCCCATGTGGAGGACACGCAGGAAGTACTAGCGGCGTAGGACGACGACCCTCACGACACGTCTGACGATGGCGCGCCTGACGGCTGCCTTCTCTGCTGCTCTGGCTGAGCGGGTGCCTGCTCTGCCACCTCGACCACCACGACTGCCACTGCTGTTGCCTGGTGCGTCGTAGGAGCGTGCCAGTTCTGCAACGGCACTAGAGGACTCAGCCACAGAGGTACGGAGAACGGCTGCCTGTGCCCTGTAGCGGTTGTAGGCGTTACGCGCATTCATTCTGCCCCTACCTCTCCTACGGTCTGAGCCTGTGGCGAGAAAGTCATCCAGATACCTGGCGGCTTCCTGTATGTCATCTGTTGAATCGTCATATCCACCAAAGACTTCCATGTGAGTCAGGTAGCCAATGGTCAATTGTCCGTCTAAGAAATAAGCCATTAGATTGTGTCCAGCCTAGCCTGCCAGTAACCCATGTATGCCTGATAGGAATTAAACGGGGCTGGCTCACTCATCTTTGAGATATATTCCTGGCGAAGCCGCCCAACAATTGCAGCCTGACCAGGGTTACTGACTGACTCTGCAATGGCGTTGTAGGCAAGGTTGGCAGCAGTGATTCTCGCCTGAGCCTCAACACTCTTTTGGTCCTTTATCGCTTCTAACAAAGCCTGCGACCCAGCGTATGTCTCACGTTCGTTCAAGTTGTCTCTCACGTTGGCCCGCTTGGTTCGCTTTCTAGCCAAGTAGCCCTGATAGTCCTGTTCGTCAATAGGTGCTGACAGAGGGTGGCTATTAACGTAATCCTCTGACGCAGTCATTAGGCTCTGACCGCCGTGTAGATGCTGTAATCCACAAAGCCGTAAGGGTTGAACACGGGGTCTACTGCAACGATGTTGTAGACATATCCATCATTGACGGCAGTACTGCGAGGACTCACCAATGAACCCGCCGCATCTCTGAGATTGGTCAGGCGTCCGAAGATATCAAACGTCTCTTCGGTTGGAACCTTGATGAAGAGTCTGCCTGTGCCATCCGTTGTGATATTGCAACGAATGGCTCTATCATAGGAAAAGATACGGTTGACCTCTAAGCCACCCGCCTGCGTT